GGGCGGCGATCGTCGCCGGCGGCGTGGCAAGCTGTCAGTACGGCTGCATGGGCCTGGGCGACTGTATGAATGCCTGCCAATATGGCGCGATCAGCGTTTGCAACGGTGTTGCCAAAATTGATCCGGTCAAGTGCAGAGGCTGTTCCATGTGTGTAAAAGCCTGCCCGAAACACCTGATTTCGTTTGTCCCCGCGACAAAGCAGGCGGTGGTCCGGTGCAGCAACTGCGATAAGGGCGCCCTGACCGGCAAAGTTTGCAAGGTCGGCTGTATCGGCTGTATGAAATGTGAAAAAACCTGCCAGTACGACGCCATCCATGTCGCAAATTTCCTTGCAGCCGTCGATCCTTCTAAATGTGTCGGCTGCGGCGAGTGCGCCGGCGTTTGCCCAAGGCATTGCATTACCATGTTCGGAGTGTAAACAATAGAACGAAAAACGGGGTGTAACCCGGCCAGCCGGGATGCACCCCAATTTATTCAACTTTCATAAAGGTTTATATTGCTTTTTCTATGAGTTTATTATATAATATAACACGTTGTTCATGCCGGTGTGATGGAATTGGCAGACGTAGTGGACTCAAAATCCACCGGTAGCGATACCGTGCCGGTTCGAGTCCGGCCACCGGCACCATTCGTATCCGTACAAGATTTCTTTGTACTGATAAAAGCATTGATCCCTCAGTCGTAATGACCGGGGGATTATTTTTATATTGAATGGAATTCCCATCCTTCCTTCTCTCGCAATTCCTACATCACGAAAAAAGCCCGCTGGAAATTAATCCAACGGGCTATAATTTTATGCTATTTTGAAATATTGCTTATTGTCATATTCCATTTTCTTACCAATTAATATATAATAATCATAATATAAATTGAATGGAGAAATAGAATGGAAAAAGATCAGATAAGATATGATTATTTGGATTTAATGAAGTGCATTGCAATATTTTTTGTTGTTATATATCATTTTAGTTCTATATCAACCGATTTTATTAAAAACAATTCGCTGGATATATATATTGATTGTTTGTTTTACATTATATTAAGTATGTGTGTACCGATTTTCTTTTTCGTAAATGGTGCTTTAATATTAAATAAAAATCTAGACTTAAAAAAACATATTAAAAAGATAGTGAAAATAGTTTTATTAGCTTACATTTGGGGAATCGTCACGTATTTATTAGTGATGGTTTCCAAGGGAGAACATTCAAGCATAAACGTAATTATAAAAAACATATTGTCATGGAAACAAAGTTATATTAATTATTTATGGTTCTTGCAAGCTTTAATTGTAATTTATTTGTTTTTCCCGATAATAAAAAATTGCTACGATAACAATAAAAGCGTTTTTGTATTCTTTATGATCACAATTTTATTTTTTACATTCGGAAAAAATTTTTTAAGTTCAATTAATATATTGTTAGATTTCTTTTTCCACAAAAAATATCTAAAACTATTCATCGATTCTTTTAATGTTTTTAATCCAGTTTCTGGAATATATGGATATTCTATTGGGTATTTTATGTTAGGGGGAATACTATTTTATAATCGAAATAAATTCACAGCAAATAAGTATAAAATATTTGCTTCATTTTGTTTTATTATTTCTTTAGTATTGTCGATGGGCTATACAATAATAAGATCTTTAAACTCAGGTAAAATTTACGATGTTGTTTGGTATGGATATGATACTATATTCACGCTGATAATGGTAATATCTTTTTTTATTTTGTGTCTCAATTATCAAAAAAATGGATTTATTGGTAACATAATCGAAACTATAGGAAAGAATTCATTAGGAATTTATTTGGTGCATTTTGCTTTAGGGAAAGTAATAAGCCCAATTTACTATAATGTCTTAAAATGTAACCATAACAACGTATTTGCTGACTTGTTGCTTGCGCCTATTATTGTATTCTTGTCTTTGTTTATTTGTATAATTCTTAAGAGATTTCCGATTTTGAATCAATTAGTATCGATATAACCCCCGTCAGCCGATAGGCCAGCGGGGGATACTTCTTTGTTATTAAGGGCAGGTTATTATATCTTATGGGGTTGATGGTGAATGGTGCTATTCCGTCTTTCCGTCCTTTGCCCTCAGAATCGCCGCATACGCTCCGTTTGCCGAGGTGGATACGATTGCTGCATTAAACAGATTAATCGCCAGCGTAGGCCATACAACGCCCACGGTGAACAATGTAGCAGCAGTAAGAATAACCACCGCGATCATGTAAGATAGCCATTGCGTAGGGATTTTGATTGAATCTTTCAAAGACTGAGTAAATAATCCGGTCATAGCTGAAGCTCCGGCCAGTGTCGCAAGGGTTTCCCATGTAAAGAATTCGTTCATATAGTACCTCTTTCTGCCGGGTTTACCGGCTTATTTTTTAAAGTATATAGTCGCCGCCAGAAAGGCAGTAACAATCCATTGCAATGCGGTGTTCACCATTGATTCCCATCGGCGTGCGGGCTTACTCTCAATCTCCATGATTCGCTTTTCATGATTTTCAAGCTGCTTCTGCTGGTTTTCAATAATAACGTCCATTCTAGCAGTTATTTGCTTTAAATCTTCGTTGGTGACTTCAAGGTGTTCCAGCCTTTCCCTATCCCGCGCAAATCGCTCGTCCATCCGCTTTTGACGTTCTTCGTTCAATTCGTCCACACAATCCACCCCATTTTTATGCTACTCTCGCCACAAAGCGTTTAGTCGGCTGCTCTCCGGGGGCCGCAGTATAAATTCCAGTTGCCTGTCCGGGCTTTCCTATAAAGGTGATATGCCAGTAATCGCGCTGAAGATCGCGACGGCAATGCATCAGGGAAACAACGTCTGCCGTCCCGCAGGTCACGGTAGGCACCTGACCGGACTCGGTATAGAAAGTATAGGTTTTGCCAAAAGCAAAGCTTACTTCCATAGTGGTGTCAATCTTCACGGATGTTTGCGGCTGCTTCGGATATCCGTTGTATCCGCCTGCCTTAATCATTGTGGGATAATCTCGGAAAGATATGTCCATGTCCACATTCCCGGTAATCCCAGGTACCGTTCCGGTACTGCTGGTCTGCTGAATATAGCATGGGTAATCCGGCGCTCCGCTGTAATCAGCAAGCCACACATCATATGTCTTGATCGTGGATGCACTGAACCGGCCAGATTTGATAAAGTCGATGTTGGTGTACAGATTGACAAACCATCCGTCCGATTTCATGCTGTCCATAAAGGCACGGGCCATGCTGTCAATGGAATCCGTAACCTTTATCCCATGATCTTTAGCCCAATTGATACTCGCGTATTCGTAATCAAAGGCAACTGGAAAATCAATTTTACCTTTGTATGGAGCTATGACTTTTTTGCATACTTCTGCTTCTTTTTTTGCATCCTCTACGGAAATAGCGTAACTGAACCAATACACTCCGACATGCAGATTGTGAGCAAGCGCAGCCTTTATGTATTCGTCAAACTTTGGGTCTTTCTGGCTGATATCGTTGCCGTATCCAGCACGGATCAGAACAAAATCAATAGAGTCATCCACTTTGCCCCAATCCACCACTAAATTGTGTTTACTTATATCAATTCCGTTCATGTTTCTACCTCCTTATTTATGATAGAGCGTGATATAAATTAAAGCATCGGCCAATGTATCTGTAGTTGTTCCTACCGCGCGGCTATAAGTATTGATAAACAATGTAGTAATTCCCAAATATGCCGCATAATCAGAATTTCCAACGCTACATTGCATCCTTGTTGTACAATAAAACATTACTTGATCATTATCCAACGCGATAGAGGTAGGGGATGTTGCAAACACTTGTGGTATGCCAAGAATTTCAGATGTATGAAATACCACCTTGTATTTTCCCGTTGCTAGTTTTGTGACGGAAAATCCCGTGTGTTTCACATCGTGTCCATCAAAATATACTGTACCATCTGGTTTGATTGCTAATTGCGTCAGCTTCGTAAAGCGAAGTGGAGTTGAACCCGGACTAGTCATTGGATTGAGTTCTATCATTGACCGAGTAACCCCATCTGTACTATCGGCTATTCCAATGGTAGGATTTTCAGAGCCTATTTTTTGTTCTGTTAGACTTTTTACAGATATATCTTGTGCAGTAGAATCATAACTCTGAAAATCTAGGTTTTTTATGCTTTGTGTCCCGCTTCTAAGAGAGGTTTCGACTACACCAGTATATGTTCCGCTTGTATCTGTTAAATATTGAAATGTCTGATCATATGTTCCAGTTTCAAAACGGTTATTTTCAAATAACCAACCCAATTTCATGAGTGTGGGGCGATTGGTGTTATTTTCAAACCAGCATTCTTTCATCGTCCCAGTAAATGGGCGTAAGTTAAATGCTTTTACATTGCTCTCAAAAATACATTTTTCCATTGCAAGATCGATTACGTTTTCAATCCCGCTGTGCGCCGTTTGTCCATCACCGATGTTGCACATTCCTAAATTATTGCTGTAAAAACTATCTCCAGAAAAATATAGCATTGTATTATAGGCTGATCCATAATCTTGAATTGAAACACCAATATTACAGTTCCCAGTAAGATTATTTTTAGAATGTACCTTGACCCCCACAATTTCTCTCGCAGTTTTAAATCCATGAAAATTACAATTATTTATTTCGCTTAAAAAACCTTTAACTTGCATACACTTTTGATTGTTTGATATTCCTAGCCCAACAAAATCAAGATTTTCAACAATGCAGTTCCAAAATCCAGTGGTGTTGTCAATATCCTGATTACCTAAAATCAACGTTTTATTATCTGCCGTAAAATTGATTATAGATTGCTTGTATACTCCTCGAATCGTTGTTCCGTTGGTAATTTTAATAGTATCGCTAACGTTGTATTCTCCGGCGGGAACCCATAAATTGTGAGAATCTGCTAAAGCCCTTTGAAAAGATAAAGTATCGTCAGGGTCAGTATCTAATTTATAGTCTTTTACATTTGCTGAAATTTCATTGACTGATATAAGGTTTTTACTCAGTTGAGAATCAATAATGTCAGCGTTATCGTTAAGTGCAAATATATCAGCGCTATCGATATACTCAGGTTTTTTTAGCCCAAAGTTTGGTGTTAAATTCATAAACTATACTCCTTTATATATATAATCCCATGTTTTTAGTGCTACATTTCCCCATGTTAGATACGTGTCTTTTACTTCTCCCCAAGTAACAAACAAATAAGATATATCCATTAACATGTTTGCAGGTATAGTTTGATAAGCAGTTAGATAAAAAGGATTCAGATCCGCAATTTGGGAAGTTCCTCTGTATTTTACGATTACAGTAAACCCATCAATTGATATATCCACATCTAGGCCCATGTACGCCTCTATGATGCTTTTCAAAACACGAATATTGATAGCTGGTTTTGCCATTATTTTTGCTTTTAATGCATTCCTTCGTGCCTGTAGAATAGAATTGAGTGGAGAAGATACTTTTAGAATTTTCTCCCATCGAGCCGCGCCGTCTTCATCGCAAGTGGAAATGCATTTGTTCATAACCGCTTTTTTTATGACAACCGATAATTTATCAATTTCAAAATTAACTGCTCCTGCGATTGAATCAATTTCTGCAATATCCTGCAGTTTTGGAATAAGATAGCTTTTATAATCTGCTGCATTATCGTAAAACATTAAACCACCTCTGTAACTGTCACTGTACCAAGCACAGGCACCTGATAATTTTCAAATGTTTTTGCAAGCGATAAATTTGCAGATGATCCATTCATTGTTACGGTTCCTACATCCACAACGCTTTCGTGACAGTTTAAGATATCCGCGACGAGTTTTGCATAAAACACGGTTTCGTCCTTAAATCCAACGTTATTAATATAATCCGTAATAGTAGATACTACGATTGGCTGGATAATATCAAAGCTTGCACCGGTTTTAATATCAATTTCTGCCACAACGTTAACCGTAAGGTCTGTTGATGTTCCTACGGTTACCGTATGCCCGATTGGTGCAACTCCGTTTCCATCTACTCCCATAAGCGCCTGGACTTCGTCTATTAGTGTTTCTGTGGCTTTATTCCCGTTGTCATCACCGATTATTAAGCCAACATGCCCGGCTGTCATATCAACCGCTGTAAAGACTTTAACCGCACCAACTCCGGATATTGCAAGCGTTTTCTGCTCGTAGTCTGCTATATTCCCCCCATAAGCGGATTGACGAGTATATTGATAGAATCTAGCGCGATATGCATCGTCGGTTTCTTCGTCGGTTGCCGGTATTAGCGGAGTTGATATCAGCGTTGCGCTGCCAAGCCCATTAATATTGTCAATCGGAAGTACAGTCCCATTGTATGCATTGCCCTGAGCACCAGATTGGTCACATGTTACCTTGAATTGCCCTGTAGCTATCTTTTCTGTTATAGTGAAGGTAAGTTCATTAATCGCAAATCTGGTTCCGATAGATACATCCATTGCTGCGCTGTTACTATCAAAAGTGTTTATCTGCCTTAGTGAGTAAGTGGCCGGATATCTGGTTATTCCAAAATCGTTAGCGACACGGTCCAGCCAATCGCCTTCCGCTGTGTCAGCAAACAATAAATTCATTAGATATCCGATTAAGTAAGTTTGCTGTCCAATTAAAAAAGCAGTTGGGGCACAGGTATTATAAATTATGCTGCCCTCCCGTTTGTCTAATGTGTCAGGCTGCATATCAAGCATTTCTTGCAGGATGGATTCAACCTCATAATTTTCAGCCAATTGCAACATTCCTTTCTTCTTGGATTTTGCCAAAAATAGTTTTGGCCGTAAAAGTCACTTTCGCAACTTCTCGGTCAAACTCAATCTGGAAATCTTCTATTCCTTCTATCCGGTCATCCTCTGCCAGCGTTTCGGAGAATCTGCGCTGCAGATCAGCTCGAACGGTTTCCCGATCCGCTCCAATCAAGTCTTGCGTTTCCGTGCCGTAATCAGTGGAATAGACAAGATATTGGTATCGCTCAGTAGACAGCAAAAGATCTATCGCCTGAACAACCGCTTCTATCCCGTCAACCCTTCCATCAATGTGGCCGTTTTTGATCTGATAGGTAAGGGAGGGCTTAAAGCTGGTCGTATCATCACCGTATGTTTTTAAAACACTCATTACAACACCCCGATCACCGCATACTTTTGTCCGCCGTATTTCTGCAGGAGCGTCACACGCTCACCAATGGTTACCGTAACGCCTTTAGGGACATCGATCATATCAATGGGAATCGGTACGGGCTTATCGTCAATCTTTACGCTTGAACCTCCCCAAGTGCCATAGACGAGATCGGCCATTGTTTCATTTGCAATGTATTCTTGAACAATTTTTTTAATTGCTGTATTTAAGTCCATATCATCACCACACGAATTTTAATTCAACGCTCATTGTATGTTTATTCTTTGTGAATTGGTGTGTAACGCTGTTTGCCACCGCCCATATATCAAGCCCGGCTTCTGCAATGACAACCCGAATCCCGCTGCCGCCGAGCACTCTTGTATCCCCGATGCAATCCAATTTTAAGGTCTGAGTTTCACGGTTTTTTAATTGGAGCAATCTTTTTGATTGCGCTATTAACTGCGCGTCGTTCAAGCCTGCGCTGATTTTATCGTAGTACATGAGTTTTCCCCACTTGGCCATATTCGTGCTGTCCTGCGCAATGTAGGTGTATCTTACGCCCTTGTCAGCGTCGTCTTTTGCGACTTTTATGTAATTGAAAGTGTCATCATCGATTGACTTCGTATAATCAAAATCGGTGCCAAGCGAATTATCGCCAATGATTAACGGCAGCCGGAGATCAACAATGTCTCTGAGGTCCAGAGCCCCAAAATTATCGCGAAGAGCGTACCAGTATCCATTTGCGACAAGGTTGTCTTGAATCGACTGATATACCATATCCAGGTGCGTTTTATTGTCAAATAGGTACTTTCCTAGTTTGACTTGCGTATCATCCACGGTCCCGAGGCGGATTCTATCCCCACATGAAAGCGCGACCGTATTTAAGAAGTCTTTCAGTGTTCCGACCGGGCGCAGAATAGAATTGGAGGATTTGAAATACCTTCTTTGGTCATAACAGGTGCATTTATATTTTTTGTGGTCTTGATCCGTCTTGAAAAGGAATCCATAAAACATATTGGCAGCACCGTACTGAAAAATAACGATGCTGCCATTAGGATACATTGAGGTTTTATATGTCGGATACTCAAAAGTGAACGTTCCCGCGCCGTTGTTCCAAACGTCTTGATATTTTAGGTTTACTGCAACTTCTGATATATCCTGTCCGTTTACAATCAGCATAGTTACCACCACTTTTTCAGATAATCGCTGATTCCTTTTTTAATTACATTAAAATTCCCGACGATTGAATCCGTCAGTGTTCCGATCACCGTAGGACCTTTATAACTGGTGTCAACCACCTTCGATTGATCTACCGGCATTGATCCTAATGGAACAGTAGTAATTCCCATCTTTACGGTAGCTGGTAAAGTGCATGGGTTACTAGCAGGTTTCCCTGTTTTCATGTCAGCATAATCAATCTTTTTAAAGTCAGCTGCTTTTACTGCGGATGGAGCGGTACCGGTATATTTCTTAGCAGATGAATAAGCAGTAGAACCCGCTACGGCTTTCGGAGCAACCGGTATTTTCCCCGGCCTTGCTATGTACGGAACGTCCGTCGTTTTCACTGAGACCGGTTTATATTCTTGCACGACGATTTCAACGTCATACACTCCGTCGTACTTCTCTTTTTGCTGATACTGTTTGATATAAACCAATTCAGATATGTTTTTTGATCCCGATGTTACAAGAAACCGGCTATAGTCTTTTGTTTTAAGCATGGTTTCAAAGGAAGAAAAAACATAGCTGGCACCTTGCCAGTGTGGAAGATTCCGGGTGTTCACTTCGGATAATTCACATGATATTGTCCATTCTCTGAGGTTTTCGGAATCAGGAACAGAGAAATTCCCGTTCCCGAGTCCGTCATACGCCGTGAGATCGCGCCCGGAGGTCATAGCCACATCGGTAACGCCCGAAATATAGATACCGCCAAGGGTTACGTAATAGCTCATCCGTACGCCTTTCCGGGCTGAATCCCCTGCGCCTGATAAACAGCGTCACCAAGATAATTTGATATTTCATCCATGTCTGCAGTTTTTTCAACTTTATCCACATGCACATTGACTTGTGGTACAACCTGCGTCATATTGAAATTTGCAATCGCTTTCTGTGCCGCGAGGTCAAACATATACTTTTGAGATTCTTTCTCAATTTCAACCTGTCCTTTAACGCTGATCGGGTCTTTATTTGAAATCTCAACCGGAACTTTAGTAGAGATGTTAGCGTTCTTAAGGGAGCTATTATAGTCGTTCTTGGCTTGTGCGAGTGTAAGCGCATTCTTTTTTAAATCATCATTCTGATTATTTAAAGATGATACAATTCCAATAGTCGCGGCAGCTCCGGCGATCAACGCGGCAGCTTTAATCCAGTTTCCAGCGACAGTACTTACCGCTATTCCTGTAATGGTCGTTACCGTTGTCGCCAACATCATAGCGCCATTGTAAACCGCTATAGCGGATACAACTCCACCGATTATTGGTACCAAAACATTTGCGTTTTGGGCTATCCAACTGAGTGCATTTCCTATGGCCAATGATCCGTTTGCTACTAAATTAAAGAAAGGTTCAAATTTTCCTGCGCTCATATCATCATTTAGCTGCTTCATAAGTATGGAAAGATTCTGCACCGTGGGGCTTGCTTCTCCGGCCAATCCTTGGACAAAATTCGTCTTGAATCTTTGCGCGCTCATGGTCAGGCTATTAAAGTTTTTATCCACTACGCTTTGAGTGGCCCCAAACCGATTAAATACCTGATCCAGATAATTAATTGTCCCTTCGATATCACCTTTATTTGCAAAATCCTGTATTTTTTCAGCCGATACTCCGTTCATGTTGAAACGGTTTTTCAGGCTCATTGTTTGTCCAGTTAATATTTCTTTGATTGCGAATACCGCGCCCTCTGCCCCCTGATTCGGGTCTTTAGCATACAGGCGTTCAGTCAGTTTGTTAAGCTGTTCGATTTGATTAATATTTCTGGTAAAAGCTAAAAAAGAAGTTGTTGCGCTTGATAAGTCCGCTGCGCCGAGCGCGGAAGTCTTTGCATAAGTGTTCACATAGTTAAAAAGAGCCGTACCGGCTTTATCATTGCCAAGTAAGGCTTGAAAAGTATTCTGCTGTAACTGCTGATTTGCCCCGGCCTTTATGGCCGTAAAGAGAAGATCAACCGCTTTTTTCCCCAAATACGCAGCGGACACCAGCCCGGTTATTTTCGCCGTAATCGCAGCAATTCCAGTTGTGGCTGATGCAGAACTATTGCTTACGCCCTTAACGCTACTTTTAAACTGTTCAGTCGCTTTCTTCGCTTGTTGCTGCCTCTTTTCGTATGCGTCAGATGATTGTATGATTTTTTGCATTGTTGCCGTATATTGATCGGTTAATTTAAATACAGACGCTAAAGTAACAGCCATAATTTCACCTCTTTACAAGTGTAATAATTGTGATATAATCGAATCAAGAAGGAGTGGATTTTATGGGTATTGCTGACTTACTGGCTAAGAAATCTATAGAACGATTTGAATCGCAAGGATACAAAGTTACAAAACGTATTGGTAGCATACTCATTGACGAGGAAAATAAAAAATGGGCTGTATGTAATTCCAAAAACGGAATACATAACTTTTCCGATATTTCATCAGTGGAAATTAAAGAGAACGGGCAAAAGTATAAATCACAGCATGGAATCATTCGCGCAGTTGTTGGGGGAGCTGTATTTGGAGCAGTTGGAGCGTTGGCCGGGGCTGGGTCTGCACATAGGGCGCAAACCATAAGCCATTTATCAGTTGATATTTATCTTAAAGATTTTGACTGTCCATTAGAAACGGTCCCTCTTATATCATCAGCAACAAAAACTGATAGTTTTCTTTACAAATCGGCATATGAAAACATTCAGAAAATGGCAGCAACTTTGACAATAATGCAGAACATGGCGTAAAATCTAAGCGGTAGGAATTATCCTACCGCTTTTTTGTGTCTTCACTTGCTTGTATGTCGCTTGCAATCAGAAATAATCGATCTGGAACTGATAAATTCATGTAATCAGTCGGGAGAATATTGTGTTTTTGCAGGGCGATATGTGCATAAAGCCAAAAATCTTCACCCTGCGTTATTAGTTTTTTACTTCATCAACCCTTTTCCCAAAATCAACCGTTACATCTGCGTAATCGTTATAAATTGTAATTAATGCCGAGATTTCATCAGAGGTAAACAGCGCCTTTAGAGCATCAATCGTGCTTAATATCGTTCTTCCTTCGCGTTTTGATAACTCAGCAAGGAATTCAGTGCTATGCAGATTCGGAGACACAAGACTTTCTGCAATTGCAGGATAAAATACTTCAATGCCCTGCAGCTTTTTTTCTTGTACTTCGATAGAAGCTTTAGCCCCTTCATCGGCGCTGAGAATCTTCATTTCAAATTCAGCATCACCGAATGATCCTAATTTGAATTTTTGATGCGGCTTTCTGTTTGGGTGCAAAAACAAATCGAGTGATTTATCCATTTTTTACTCCTTATGAATCGAATTTTTCAGCAAAGTCAAAGTTGTTCGCGGTGAATGTACTTTCCTGAACCGTGGCATCGCTAGAAGTGTCATCTAAGCCACCGAGCGGAACGGTAGCAAGCTTTACGCCGGTCAGCGTGATTTCCTCGCGGCCGAGCGCGGCGCTTTCCGAATAATACTGTATTGTGATGTCCGGATAGCTTCCGCCGTTTTTGTACCTTCTGATTGCCTCTTTAAGCTTTGAGGACGTGTTGTAATAAGTCAGGTCACCAGTGATCTTCATCCCCCTGACGGCATTGTCCTCGATGTTGGAACCAAGAAACTGCTGATTCTGCATTGTAAATTCAGTTTTGGGCTTGATGATTTTGATTTTGAATGCTTCATCAATCGTCCCGTTCAGTGACATGTACCCTGTTCCGTCACGACCTGCAGGAATGTCTTGTAATATAATAGACATCTATACCCCTCCTTTACAGCGCCGTCACGGTGACATAAATCTTATCCACCGTATCAACTACTTGGATACCTACGGTAATTATGATTTCATCCCCATCCGCTCCGTCGGTTATGGTTACATCATCAGCGGTGAAATTCTCTATGTAACCAGGCAACAGATAATTGGTGCTGGTCATGTCCGCGATCATGCCTTTGATCTGGTTCTTTCCGTTCGTGCTGCGCCTGATCTTTCCGATCGCCCTTGTGTCAAGCAACTTTTTCAGGTCTATGACGTATTTGTCCAATGTCCGGACAACAAGCCCTTTTCGGAAGTCTTTGGGGTTCGTGTCCGTGAAAGTAGTCAGCGAATTGATGTCATAGAGCACCGTCGGAATACCGTAAAGCATCACAACAATAAGCTGTCCAGCGGTCACCGCCGCTTGCTGCTGCTCATAGGTCAGTTTCGTGCCGACATCGGTCCAACCGATTATGTTGTTGAAATGGGTGAGGCTCCCGGTAACGCCTTGTTTTGTCACGATTCCGGCCAGCGTGGAACATGCTTCCAGCGCGGTCAAATTATAATTTTCGGTTATTCCGGGTGTGGTCGAGTTGTAAATTGCCTTATTGTCCGCCGCGACCCCGTTCATGACCATCTGAATCATGTTGTCTTTGTTCCGCTGGTCATTCACGAACGCCTGCAGCTTTGTTCTGGTGTTGCTGCTTTCGCCCAGGTAGGCGATCACATTAAACTCGTACTTTTGCATTTCCGTAATGTAATCGTCCACCGTGGCGGTCTGGATTGCTCCGTTTGCACCGCTTGTCAGAGATACCGTTATCGCCGCAAGTGTTCCGGTACCGGTAATTGTGATCCAATCATTGGCCACAAAATCGGCGGAGGTAGCGACAATCTGAGAATCCTTCTCAACTGCTGCAAGGTAGGTTTTGATTGTCCACGCTCCGGTACTTCCAGACACCGTGACCGAAAGATCATTTCCGCGCAGGCCGACATATTTAGCTGTAGCGGTAATCCCGCTCGCCAGTGTCGCGGTAGCTTTCACGCCTGTGGAAATGTTGGAACGGTAAAGAATCAATTTGGTGGCATAGTTCATCACTTCATTGACGCATTTGACTTTTGGATTTGAAATGTCATATCCAAGCGAAACAGCGGTGCTGTCGCCTTTGTTAATGACCGTGATTTTATCGCCCCAATCCATTTCATAGGGCATGGAAACCACGCCGGTAACTGCAGATGCCGTTGTGCGTTCGCCCGCCACGACATCAACA